AACTCAATTTCAACTATACACTCCCTTTCATTGGAAGTGTTGACAAGTTGAGGTTTATTGATTTTGCGATATGGTTTATTGAATAAAACAAAAGTCAGAGCATCCAGAACAGTTGATTTGCCTGCTCCATTTGTTCCGACGATCAAGTTTGTACTTTTGCCTTGAAAATCTATTTCAGTATATTGATTGCCCGTTGACAGAAAGTTTTTCCACTTAATCTTTTGAAAGGTTATCATTCTTTGGAGGTATCACAATATCATTCGGTGTAATCACCGCGTATCTGTAATTATACAACCTACAGGTTCTTATGGCAAGTGGTCCATCAACCTCCACAACTTCCAATTCAGTAGGATCTTCCTCTTCTTCAAGTTGCATCGCATATCTTTCAGCATCATCTTCTTCCTCAAACAAAAACAAGACTTTCTCACCGTTCTTATTTTGAACGGCATAAGCACCCTCTTGTTTTTTGTCTTTAAGGGTAAGAAGAAACATTACTCAACCTCGCACGCTTGATTATAGATTTTCTGCAGAATACCTTTGATGATACTTTTATCACAGTCCATTTCTGCTTCATCAATATATCTATTCAAAAGCGAGATTGTGTTTTCCGAATCGTCCGCCTCAAACTCTTCGTTCTCCTGAATTTCAAAGTTGTCAACAATCTTAAGTTCCTGAACTCCAATGCTGTAAAGTTTGTCAAGAAATTTCTCAAAGTCTTTGGGTTTCGTCTTTTTCTTGACAATAACTTTTACAATCTTTGCCTTGTATTTCGTGGCATCAAAGAGTTTGTAATTCGTATCTTCGTAGTAGATGTTGTAGAAGATGCTGTAAGGGTTGTCAACGTGAGAATGCTCTAAAGTGTCAGTATCAAAGATTGTGAACCCTCTAGGGTCATTCACATCGTTCCAGAACATCTCATAGGGGTTACCTAGGTAGAAGATTCGTCCGTCGTCTGATCGTGTATGGTAGTGACCCGAAAATACCCGCTTGAACTTCTCAAATAATTCGCCCTCCATACCGTCTTCCATGATATGACCGCGATGCGCTCTAAATCCGTTGAGCTCAAGGTGCCCCATCGCGCAGTCGCTAGTTGAACCTTTAATAGAAAGGATACTCTTTTCAGTATTCTCTGCATTGATCCAAGGAATAAACAGAACTTGTAGTCTATCTAGCATGACCTCAGTGCACTCTGAATAGACTTTTACATTTTCATATTCTCTCAGCAACAAATCTACAGAATTCACTTCATTCGTGTTCTTGTAGTATGCGGTATGATTACCGACAATAGTATGGACTGTGACGCCCATGTCTCTCAAACGATTGTAATATGTCTCCTTTGCCCAGTCAATCGCCCACAGATCAATACTCCGACGATTGTCAAAAGTATCTCCCATATCTACAACAGTAGTGATGTTATGTTTTTCTAGATATGGGAAAAAAATGTCATCATAAAATCTCTTGAAATGATCGTGAAGAAACTTAGAAGACTTACGTGCTCCAAAGTGTTGATCTGTGATAATGGCAATCTTCATCTATTCTTATAAGTGATGTTATCCTTAATCGTATTGTAATCGGAACTAGCGCCAGCAAGAGCAGTGTCATCAACCATCATGACTTCATCAAACCCAGTCTTTTCAATAATCTTGGTCTTGATCTCCAGTTGCTTTTTCTCCTTCTGGATGCGTCTCAGAAAGGCGTAGTGGATAATCTGCGTGAAGTATGCAAACGGGTTCTTAGACTTCTCTGGGTCAAAGTTATGAATGTATTGAACGCAGTTTTCAATACCATCAGAGATCATATCGTCTCTGAACATGTAATTGACAAAGTTTGGTTTATAAGAAAGGTGTGTGGCAATCTTTAGAAAACATTCACCCAAGTAATTACTGATTGGTGGTTTTCCTTCCCAACGCTTTGAGCGATCTTCCTTGGTAGGTTCTCTACCATATCTACTAACAAAGTCTTCTTCTACTTTTGATCTATAAACAATAAGTGCTTCTAGTAACTCTTTGTTGTTTACATAATGCTCGGATTTCTTTTTAACCATAACATCACGTTATTGAATATTCTTGATGTTTATATTATAACACATAATCAGGGCTTGACAAGATACCCAAATGTGAGTAGAGTGCCTTTGTGAGGTTTCAAGGATGAGCTTTAGCTTTCTTTGTTATCTTTAAGTTTATAGAGATTCTCTAGCATTTCTCTAGCATCTTCTACTGTTGTTACATATCCCATCTTCTTAGTAACTTCAGATTGATTACTAGAGGACCCTAGAAGTTGGTCACCATCACTATCATCATCTTCATCATTTAAGTAATTGTTGTAGAACTGAATAATCTTTTGTTCTGTAATTTCAGTCATAGTAACAATCTTATCAAGTTTTACAATAAAGAAATCATCGCCAGGTATCTGAAGCCATGGTTTGACCTTGACGGCATATCCGTTCCTTGTTTCAATAAGTTTCATAATCACAGGATTTTGAAGAACCAACACAGGATCTTCATCATTATCATCTACATAGGCAAGTGCGAATATTTCTTCACCAGTAATTAGTTTGACTGTACAATAAAAATCTTCTCCCATTAGCTCCTTAGCGGTATGTTTACAATGTCGTAGTTGAAGTTCTCTTCGTTATAGACTTTGATTCTTTCAATCAAATGGTTAAGGGTATAATTTTTCCTGGATTTGTAGGATATATCGTCAGCGATATCATATAGAGTTGCTTTCGTTTTGTTGTTCCCTTTTCTGAGAACTCTTCCAATTGATTGGAGGTTACGTATTCTGGATTTAGAAGGAGAAGCAAAAATAACATTATGCAGATTCTTAATGTTAATACCAGTACTGAATGTTCCGTATGAAGCAACAATAATTGCGTTGTTCTCCTTTTCAGTAATCTCCCTTACTTTCTCTCGGTCCTCTGTTTGGACACCCCCATGAACAAAGAATACGTGTCGTTCGTCAAGTCTACCGTTATTTATCATGTCGTATAATGGTTGCCCGTGTCCTTCTACTCTGGCAAACAAGATGAGAGTATTACCTTTTAGATCAAGTGCCAGATTACGAATAAACTTATTACGTCTTTCGTGATTTATGATATACTGGACCTCTTCTTCAAAGTTTTCAAACTTATGAGCAGGGTGCTTCAGTAGAAGTACATTAATATCTAACTTAGCAACATGCCCTTTCTTCATTAACTCTTCAGTTTTAATAATCTTGTATGATGGTCCAAACAGTCCCTCTAATACCCATTTATGAGTTTGTGTACCATCAAGAGTACCTGTAAATCCGTAACGATATTTGGCATCAGCAAGTTTCGTCATTATAGATATTAATGACTTACTTTTAAACTGGTGTGCTTCATCCCCAACCACTACGTTAAAACGTTCAAAATATTTTCGGGGGAGTTTGTAGATAGACTGCCAGGTAGTGATAATCACTTGGGAATTAGTTTCCCTCTCTCTACCCGCGTATATTTTGTGGCAATATGAACCTACGTCCCACCCATAATCTTCAAAATCTTTATACATCTGTTCTACTAAGGAAGTCGTTGGAACAACTATCAGAGTATTTTGTCCGCGCTCAACGTGATATCTCACAACAGAATATATCATCAGAGACTTTCCAGAAGCAGTTGGGGATATCAACAACCTTCTATTATGTCTTAGGGCGTCGTATACTCCCTCAATCTGGTACTCTCTGGGAGCATACTTGCTGATAGATGTCATATAGTCTTTGACACCCTCCTTTGAAATAAGCTCATTTACCTCAAAAGGTGTACCATAAAACTTATTATCAACGAATTCATAAGTATACCCATGAGACTCACAAAAACTTGTAATTTTATCTAACAGACCGACATATATCTCCCCGTTCTGCGTATTAAATAAACAAATTTTTCCATCCCAATACTTGCTACGGTACTGGGGCATAAATTTTGCTCCTGGAACCTCAAACGTAAACTGGTCTGCCAGTTCGTAATATACGTGAGGTTCCGCTTTTACTTGAAGATATACCTCGTTCTTCTTACCAATAATCAAATGAGACATAATCCATAGAATTCACCTATAGATATTTATTCAGGGTCTGAATAAGCAACTGTGGAAATTGTTCCGACAAGAACCTTATGATTTACGCTCAACAAATGTGAATCTAAACGACTCTCATCTTCAGCAGCATCTCCACTACGATTGATCATTCTGGTGTATGTGTGACCTGCACCAACTGGATATGATACCTTAAACTCAGTATCCGATATACTATCAATTGTATAGGTTGTAATTCCAGATACGTATACTGATGTGTCTGTACTGATTGCCATAATTAAATCTCTTTACTTATTATTTATCTCAATCTATTTTAAATTTATACTCTAAAACAATTCTATACAGGAAGTCTTTGAGGTAGGCAAGTCTTGCTTGTTCCTCTGGATGACCTCCAGGCCATTTCTCATAGCGATACTTAACAGAATCGTAAATCATATACAAGTCTTCTATACCAAACTGAAGTTCAATGTAGGGAAGATCCTCATCAAACTCTTCATCTTGATAAACCCAGTCGTCATCCATTAGAAACCTGCTTGGAATTTTTGCCACTCAATTGCATTTTTGATTTGAAAGGTCCTGTTAGCGACAGTTTTGATAATCTCTTCTAGAAATTTTAACTGTACATCGTAATAACGAATCTTCAAATCAATTGTAGTGAGTTTCTCATCGGCGTCTAGATGCCTCTGTATGGCGTCTTTCTCCCGAACCTTATAGTCAAACGGTTCTTTCTCATAAACCTCAGCAGGTGCCTTTCCTGTATAGTAGTTATACCGTTCAAGTTTTACCTTTCTATAAGAGTCTCTTGCCTTTTCTCTGAGAAGTGTGAGTGTATTGTAGATTGTATAATACTTAGAATGAAGTTGCGGTATCTTTAATGACTCATCATGTAGATTATCAGGGTCAATGACAGAATCTTTCTGCCACATCTCCTGAATTTTGTCAAGGTCCATCATAAGCGAGTTCTGTTGTCCTGATCAAGGATATTATATACAGTATACTTGAACCTTGCCTGTGCTGTAAAGTACTGGATGTCCGTAACAGTAGTGTCAAAGTCAAGAGAGGTCAATCCAATCGGAAATAGATTCTTGAACTTGACAATTGTATTCGCTCTGTAATTACTGTTCAGGATGGTAAGAGAACCATCACTAAACTGCTCTTCCATGTCATGGATTCCATCAGAGTCAGTAACCAAATCTTTGAAGTCTTGAGTTGTTTCGGGGAATCCAAGACCAGTTAACCAGTTGTGAATTGCCATATAGTTTGACATATCCTCATCCACCAAGAACCTTAGTGTGAGATCTCCATATGTCAACTTCTCACCTGGAATATCAAGATCCTTGAGATAAGAAGGTTGCTTTGCTACCCCCAGACTAATTTCTGGAATCGTGGCACTCGTGCAAAAGAAAGATACCTTTGGTTCCTTTGCGAGAGTGAAATTGAACCCAGCGGGAGAAAGGAAATTCCTGTTTTGTATTTGGTTTCTAAATTGTGAAACAGTCATCAGGAGTTTTATTTTTATTTAGATAAAAAAAGGGGGTCTTGCGACCCCCTGAGGAAATATGTGAACCAGGATCACATGAGGTTTTGAACCTTGACGCGACGATAGTAGCGGTTGGTGTTCTGGGTAAGAGCACCAGCACCAACGGTTGTACCCTGAGCGAATGGGTTAGCAACCATGCCGTAGCGAGTCTTGAATCCGATCTTAGGCTGGAAGGTGTCCTGAC